TCGACATACGTCGGAATACCGATACGCGAACACTGTCGGCACCAAGTGATGTCCTCAGACAGTTCGTCACCGTCCTCAACACCCCAAGAGAAGTATTGGAGGTACCGCTCGGTGCGCTCGGTATTCGCCCAACGCCAAATGCCGAGAGCGTCTGCGTTGGCCGCCGTGTGATTGAAGACCTCACGGGCGATTCGGATAAACCCAGTCCCAACCTGCGGAACCTGGAGCATCCCATACCGATCGGGCGTCAGGTCGCCGGGGACGAAGCACCACACCTTCGGGTCGCTGTCGGGCAGGCCATTCCGCTTTCGGCCAACGCCGGCGACCTGAAGGTGCGGAGCGGCAAGCAGCCGGACGACGTCCCACGGGTTTCCAGACATATCGGCATCAACCATCAACAGGTGGCTCAGGCCCGTCATCATGAAGCAATTGACGAGGTGGTTTCGGGCCTGATGCACGGGCATCCCAGGCGCGAACTGGAGGTCGCAGGGGATGCCAAGCGAAGTCAGCAAGCGAATCGCATTGGCCAAAAACAGCGCGCAAGCAGGGTGAACGTCCTGGTATGCCGGCACCCCGATAAACAGCGACCGCGACTGGGCGACCCGAAGATCGAGCCCCTGGGCGGCGAAGTCCGCTTCCGTCCACCACTCCCCCAGGTGCATCACGTCGTTCGGCTGGGCCTCAATGTGCTTGACCGCACCGTCAGCAATCAGGTGGGCGAAGCGCTCACGGTTCTCCAGAACGTAAGCCGGGAAGTACTCGTTCAGCTTGACCACCGACCACTCGAACCCCGGGCGGCCCAGCAGGTCCGCGCCCTTACGGATCGTGGCAGGGGTGTCGAGATGGACGCCGGCAAACTCCTGATGCGAGTAGGCCGCGATCTTGGCCCTGGCCGCGTCCGCATCGCCGAGGAAGCTGAAGTGCCAGCCGGCGTGGTGATATGTCTTGAAGCTCGCATGCTCCGGAAGCTCTGGGGATACCCCGCGTAGCATTCGAAGACCCTCCGGCGAGGTAAGGTACTGTGCTCGGCAGGCCATCGACCACGCTGTCAAGGGGTGGCCTTTAGTATTGATATAATTCAACTTGCAATAACTGGTCGGCATTTGGAGCGCCCAAGCCCCGACCTGAACGTCGGTCTTCATCTCCTCGATGACGTCCGCTCGGATAACCTCGTCCGCGTCTGAGATCAGGACGACGTCATCAGGTCCCGCGTCAGTAAGCCCTCGGAGAATCGCGTTCCGCTGATGACACTCCCGCACCCAGGGGTCGTCGCCTTCGGGCATGTCGTCGACGACGACGTAGACCAACCTGTCGACGAGGTGCGAGTACCGCTCGGCGTCGAACGCCAATTCCCGTGGCTTGCCGCTGAACGTCTTGGTCGCCTCGACCACCACGAAATAATCCACGGTGTCCGCCATCTCGGCGAACCGGATGTCGAGGACGTCCTGCTCGCCCGCATAGAGGAAGCAATCGAAAGCCTTGGGGGCCACCGCCTTCATGGCCGCCAGGACGCGCCTCACCGAAGGCTCAAAATCTTCGGCCAGCCACTCCTTGAACCGCACCCCATCGGCCGCGTACCGCTCGGGCGCGTTGCCGAGCCTGTGGGTCGCATCAGGCTCAGCACCCGTTTTGAGTGGGTGGTTGTGCGGCGTATGCACGTCCATAAGGGTGCGCCAATTACCGAGCTGACGGCCGAGGTGCCCCCACACATCGTCGATGTAAAGGTGCTGGAAGCCCTCCGGCACCCAGTACCCGAGCGCCCGCAAGAACTCGCCGCCGAACACCGTGGCACCATGCATCCGCTTGGGCGCCTGCCAGCCATCGTTGGCACTGGCGATGCCCCAAGGACCGGCGGCGGCGATCAGGCGCTGCTCGAACCCGTCTGTCTCGACTGTGTTGTCGTCGGCGATCCAGCCGTACCAGGGTTCGTCAGGGTCTGTACGAAAGGCCCTACGGAGCCCTTGGGCGCAGCCCACAACGCCGCTCCTAACCTGCCGCAGAAACCACCCGGCAGGCAATCGAAGGGAGGCGTAACCGTCGTAACTCTCATCATCCTCGTGAACGTACAGCACGCCACCAGCCGTGGACCCGTGAGCTACCATGGAATCGAGCAAAGCTTGGCAAGCGGCCGGACGGCCGCGCGACGGATAAACCCACATCTCTGATCTCCTCGGGATCACCTCCTGGTAGGCGCGTGCGGTAGGCCGGGGAGGGGGCCGGCTTTTCGGGAGCTACCCTATCCGCACGCTTCGGTATGTCAGTGGCTTCGGCAGGCCCGAAGCTGGTCGCGCAGGCGCACCCACTCTTCCACCACGCGGTCGAGCATGGCGCCGGCCGGCAATCGGTCGAGCTCGGCACTCAGCGCGATCTGGTCGCTGGTCGACCAAACGGTGACCGGCGGGCAGACCGAGGCGGAAGGAGACTGCGCGCCGTCATTAACGCAGGCGGTCACCAGGAGGACGGCCGCGAGAAGGGGCTTGCCCATCAGATCGTCCCCCCTTTCAGGCGGTCCTGAATAGCCTTGCGGTCGGCGGGCGCGTCCGCCGCCGCCTTGGCCTCGGCTTCGGTCACTCGGACCACCACGGCGGTGTCGGCCGCCTGCTGCGCCTCGACCCCCGACTCACGAGCGACGAACAGTGCGACGACCGCACCGAACGCCTCGGCGATCTGCGCCAGGTATGGCGCGAGGAGCGCGAGGACGGCGCCCATTACGACGCCGCCGGCGGTTGGCCGCCGGACGACCGCAGCACACAGCCACAGAACCCGGAGACGAGGAACGCAATACGAAGCCACCCGTCCAGGGCGGCGGCGGCAAGGATAACCGCGCCGAACGCCGGCCAGAAGGTCGGGTCGGCGAGCGCGGTTGAGACATGCGTATGGAACATTGGTCAGGACTCCGTTTGGCTGAGCGAGAGGTTCAGGCAGGCCATCAGTCGACGCATCCAACCGAGCCCGAAGCGGGGAAAGGTGCTCGTGGACCCGTATCGCATGGCCCGTCGGGCCGCGAACTCCACAGCCAGCACCCTCTGGTCGCGTACCGTAGCGACCGCCTGGAGGGTGACCGGACCCAGTGCGCCATCCTCAGCCACACGGAGCGACCGCTGAAGGTCGGTAGTTGCCGCACGGGCGCCTTGATTGACAGCGGCGTCGAAGAAGAGGATCGCCAGCGCAGTGGGGAGTTGGTCGGCCTTCGAACCCGCCCAGTAGGTCTCGCGGTAGATCGCGATGGCGCCGTCACGAGTCAGCGCCCTGACATCGACGCCGGGGTGCGACCGCTGGTCAATACCGAAGTTGGTCAGGCCACCAGGGTCGGCTGGATCGTTGGTAAGGCCGCCTTCTTGCTTCAGGACGAACTCGACCGCAGTGGCGAAAGCGTCAAGCATTCTCAATTCCTCGTGTTGCGGATGTGGCAAGCAGCATCCATGCGCTCGGAGAGAGCGTTTATCTCACGAGCATGCTCCTCATTCGTCTGACTGAGGCTGCCCATGCGGGCTTCGCAAGTCGAAGTAAGCACAAACCTATCTTCTACTCGTCTAAACATCTCAGCGGTTCTCAGGTCGGACTCATCAATGCGACGGTAGAGCCGTTCTCGCCCCGCCTGGGACTCTTCCCGGTGGGCCGCGACTGCCGACGCGGATTCCGCTGTGGCGATCCGGACGGCGGAGGCGAGGGCGGCTTGAGCGCGCCATACCAGCGCCCCGACCAGCACCAAGATGCCCACCAGGGCGGTGGCGACCGCAGCCGCAGCTTGCCAGTTCTGAGGGTCGTTCATCCGCGAACCCCGATCTCGATCCGAACCTTCAAGTCGTCGAAGAAAGCGAAAATGACTGTACATGGCTTGCCGTCAATCGTGACCTTGTCGGTCGTCGTCGGCAAGCGAGGGTCGCCCTGGCTGGCCTTCCACGGGGAGCCACCCGGCCAACGGGCAGCGTCGATCTGGGTCGTGCTCATGATGACCTTGCGGTCTCCGACGACGATCCCGGAGCCTTGGACGAGGTCCTTCGGCTGGTACCCGATCACCCGGGCGCGGCAGGTCACCGAGTTTGGGATGCCGACACCGCCGGGGCCGAGAGTGCTGCGCGTCAGGATGACGTCCTGACCTTGCCGCTGAAGGGCCGCGTCAAGGCGTGAGCGACGGCCTACCACGTCGCCGCTCACCTCACGTTCGCCCGTACTTCCAGTACCGTCGAACCCGCATAAACCCCCGTTGTTACGAGCTTTGCCCTTAGCTGGTCACCGAGCACGCCATCAACCACCGTATCGTCCGCCAGAGCACCGTCGGTCGGCGTAACCTGAGACGACTTTGGGGTGAGAGCGGACAGATTGACGATTTCCGTCTCACTGGCGGTACCGAAAAGCACACAAGCTATATCCACCCAGGTCGTTCCCTGGTTCAACGAAGTCTGGAAGTACAGCCGCGCCGTCGTGCCGCCCGAGCCATACGCCAGTCGGGCCTGGAGGCACGCGGCCAGCATACCCTCAAGGCCGTCAACGGAAATGCCCACCTGGGTTCCCGCAGCCGTGAGGGTGAAGTCGCCAAGACTGATCACACCCGGACTATCCATCGGTCAACTCCATATCGGCATCACGCGATCACCGGAACGCGGTAGTTGTCAAGGATGTCGGCTACGTCAGCCGACAAATTGCCGGCGTCACCAACGCCAGGCAAGTATTTGACCGTCTCAACGCCGACGGTCGAAACCTCGGCGATGAAAGGATCGCGCTGCCGCTCGGCGTACCGTGTCCACACCATCCGGGAAACCGCGTCCTCGATGTCGACCGGAAGCGTCCGTCCCTGGTCGCCGGGCAGCACGTAGCCAGCCGAGTAAGTGGCGACGTAAACCAACGCTGGCCACGCCATCTGACGGCCGAAGGTGTCAAGGCGCAGGACCTGGCCGGTTGCATAGTTGACGCTGAAGTCGTCGCCCTCGACCAAGGTCTGGCTATTGGCCGTGTCGTCACTTTCAATGAGCGAGGTCAAGGCCACCACGGGGTACCGAGAGAGCTGTAACTTGGCCGCACCCGCCGGGACTTGATATGGGTAGGGGTCGCGCTCGAGCTGAATGGTGTCTACCACCGTCTCAAGCGCGAACGACCGGTTACAGAACTGCTCCGCCGCCGCCGAGCACCGAGCAATGGCACGCGCCAGAAAAGCGTCGTCGCCGCTACCCTTGATCGCCCAGTCGTCCTTGGCAATCGCAAGCGACACGAGGTTCCGGTTGGCCGCCGGGATGGCGATCGTGGTCGTGACGAACTGGCTCATGTCGTCAACTTGGTCCAACGCACCAGGAGCACGCCCCCGGTGGAACTGGTCGCCGAGCCGTTATTGATGGTGTCCGCGCCCGTGATACTGAACTCGGCGGTGAGGTCAGAAACGGTAGTCACTGCAGTTCCGGCGCCTACGAAGTAGACCACCTCGTTAAGTTCATCACCAACCTTGATGCCCGCCACCGTGACGTTGCCGGCCGCCGCACCGGCCACGAGCTTATGCTTGGCGAAGCCCCCTGCATGAATGCCCGCGCCCGCCACGGCCGGCTGGAGTGCGGTGTCAGCCTTAGCCCCCTGAGCCGCAGTGGCGTAGGAACTCGCCGCCGTCACTGCGGCTGTGCCCAGGCCGAGGGCCGTCTGCACGACCGCCGCCGTAGCGCCCGCGATAAGCGCCCGAAGAGATGTGGTGATAGAATGGCCTAGGGCGCCAGTCGTTATCAAGGGGGTATCAAGATCGGCCATGGTCAGCGCCCTTTCGTGCGGGTGCGCGGCACAGCGACCAGCGGCGGAGCATCGGGAACGAAACCGCCCGAGTTCCCAAACGGCGACCGCGGCAACGAGCCTGCGATCGCGCCGCCCTCCGCGATCAGCTTCCGCGCCACCGAGTCCGGAAGCATCAACAGGTCACCGGCGCCATGACTCGGCGGCAGCGCCTTCGTCAACTGGACAGTCTGCATGGGAACTCCTATTCCGCACCGGGAATCACGCCGCCGCGGCCGTATTGCTTGACCAACTTAAGCAGTGCCCGCGATTCATCCATCGCCCCATCTAGCGTATTCATGCGAGCGATCTCCCCGTTAAGCCGATCCTGAGTGGCGCGACGGTCAGCTTCGTAGACGTGAAGCCGCGCGGTCAGCAACTTCTCAGTGAGGCCCATCGGTTTGCGATGAAGGCCTTCACTTTCGAGGCCGTAAACGTAATTGGTCTTGCAGAGAGCGCTGTTCTCGGGGACGTAGACCGGAATACCCCGGCCTCGGATGAACCCGATCAGGTACTCAAGCGTCGGACGTTGGTGCCCATACTCATCCTCCTCCAATAGGTCCACGCCGTAAATCGCGATCTCCTCCGGGCGCTCGTAATACGCCTGGGCGAGCATGAACGCGATCGACGAGGTCCAGATATCGACGCCCTTGATCTGCGCTTCGATCTCTTCCTTATGGATGAGGCATGCCTCCGGTAGGTCCGGATTCGCTTCCTGGAGCATCAGGCGGGCGCCATAGCCCTGCAACCGAGCAAGGTACCGTTCGGGGGCATAGCTCGGCCATAGCCCCGGTGCATGGACCTCGAACACGCGGTCAATGCGGGGAAGGGTACGCCAAGCGAGGCCCCAGACTTGCCAGTCCGGGTCCCGCCAAGGCGCGAGGTCGCACGTGCTAGGTGCCGAACCCGCAATCGCGATCCTCATCGTCAGTTCCGATCGTTGCCGGAGAACGTCCAAAGGGACGTAACAACAGCGGTATCGGTAGCGGTCGCCGAGAGGTTGCCTGTGACCGCACAACGGATGTACTCGTTGGCGCCGCTCAAATCGACCTTGTCCATGATCACCGTTGAGCCCGTCTGCGCTGCGGTCGAACTGGTCGAGCCCACCACCACGTCCGTCGGCGGAGTGCCGTAGGTCGTGTAGGTGCTGCCGTCCGGCGAGTCATTGATGGCCCGAGTAATGGCCACCGTCTTGCCCGCCGCGAGGCTGTAGGTGACGATGGTGCTCAGCACGGCCGAGCCGTAACGCGGCAGCAGCCGGTCAACGCCCGTGCCGGTCTGCGCAACGGCGTCGGTTGCGGTGGACCCCGCCGTCAGCGTGACGGAACCAAGCCCCACCTTAGGAGTCAGGTAGGAACCGACATCCCGCTGGAGAACGATATCAGCCATAGAACTTTCTCCTCATGGGGGCGGGAGCCGAAGCCCCCGCCCGCGATGTTAGATGGCGGGAGACCAACGAACGGCCTGGATGACCGACACCGCCTGGTCATGACGAAGCTGAAAGTCATGCTCAGCGATGGCCCGAAGAATGGTCTGATCGGATTGGAAGGACGAGTAGGTCGAGCCATCCGAGCCCAGGTAAGAGCCTTCGCGCGACACAGCCAGTTCGAGCTGCATCGAGTCGAAGATCATGGCTTCAGTCATCTCGGCCAGGAACACGAACGAGCAGTCGGTGTGGGTACCGTCCACGTTGTAGTAATTCGTGCCGATCTGGGTCGTGTTGTAGAACGGGTACCCCATGAACTTGCCCGTGCTCAGCTCGTCCCGGTAGACGTAGGCGCCGACCGCATTCTGGACGTTCATCAGGTAGTTCTTGGAGCGGGGGTTCCAGAACCAAGCCCGCTTGCTGTCCGGAACGTTCGCCATGTCCAATTTGTTGATCGCAGAACCAACCTCGGCCGCCACGGTTGCCAGAACCGGAGTCTCGTTCGCCGTGACAAAGTTACCGCCGGTCGAGTTCGCCGGGTCGGTGCCGTTAACTGCGTAGGTCGAGTTGCCGGTGGTCAGCCAGTTACCCTTCGTGCCGCTGTTGCGCCCGACCCAGCCGTTCGCGAAGCTGAGAAGACCGCGCGGGGTGTTGGCCGAGCCATCACCCATCAGGAACGCGAGGT